CCGTAGTGATTTGAGTAGACATCTGTCTTCACTCCAACAAAGGTTTCAGGGTGCTACGCTCGATTGTCCCATGCGGGGTCGGGCTTACTGCTTGGGCAGTCAATCCGCCTGTCTCACAAGCTTGGCGTGCGGGTCCGAAGATTGTCCGCTGCATCACATGTACTCTCTAAGGCGAAGAGCCTCATCGACATACGCACGATGCTCAGGGTGGAATTTATCCCAATATGGGGTTCCCTGTCTAGTAATCTCAGAGATCTTGCTCTGAGCTTCTGTCGGGGTCATCACAAGCTCGCTTGCTTCGCCCAACAATTTGTCCTCGCCGATCTCTCGCGCAAGGTTTGCAAACATCTTCACGATCGCCGGATGGTCACCCAACAGCCGGCCATCAGCCAGCTCGACCGTGTCAAGCAGCTCAGTGTTGCCCAAGAACGTGACAGCCGCCTTGTGCGCAAGCTGCACCTGCTGGTCAAACGCCTGGCCCCACTCGCGGCGCAGCTCCTGCTCGCCCTCAAGCCGAGATGCCTCCAAGCTCTCTTCCATAGATGCACGCGACTGCGTCACAGTGCCTTCCAAGAACTGGGCAATCCGGCTGGCCTGTCTGCCGTTCAGCCCAGCCTCAAAGGCCGCAGTGCGAAACGCCTCAAGCTCAGCATCGCGCATGACATCAGGGCCAACCTTCAGCTCATAGCCCTTGGGATTGTCCGGCGCACCCAGCCGCTTGTACACCTGCCGCCACTCATCATCCGTGGCCGACTTGCCTGGCAGCGGGATCTTGTCCGCGCCAATCATCCGCTGCGCATGGACATAGCTCTTGGCCAGCGAAACAGGGTCAGTAAAATTGCGCAGGCTTGGCTCAGCCCGCAAATCATCTGGCAGGCTGTCAAAGAACCCGACAGGTGCAGCCGGAGCTGCGGTCGCGACTTCTTGAGATCCAGTAGCCTGGGTTGTCTCTTCGCTCATGTATCTTCCCTCATCCCGCCCTCGGAGAGCATCCTGACGACCAAAAGCACAGCATCACGCTGTCCCTCCTTGAAGGCGGAATAGTGAGGATCGCCAGGAACAAACGTGCTGGCCTCAAACGCAAACCGCGCTTTGAGGTCAGCCAATACCTTCTGGCCGTCTTCGGTGTTGAACGTCCGACGATACGCCAGCTTCAGATCTTCAATCTGCTTCATGCCATACCCCCAGGAAGACCGCCGACAGCCTTAACGAGCGGTGCCACGTTCTTGGCCTGCTCGCTCTCCATCATGTCTCGCTCCATCTGCGCTTGCTGCTGCTGCGCCTGCTGAGCCTGCCGGCGAATACGGGCAACCTCTTCATCCGATCGGATAACCCGCGCCGGAATGCCCGTCACCTCGACCAGATACTGCACCAGCTTGTCGGCATCCAGGTAATCCATCACAGGCGCAATCTCGGCCACCTGCATCATTACCTCAAACCCGCGCAGCATTGACTGCAGATCAGTCAACTTCTGAGCCTTCGCCAGCGGCGACACATACTCAATGTCGATGTCCTGACCTTGTAGCTCCTCCGGTGCAGGAGGGAGAAGGCCCGCCCGGAGGAGCAGTGCAAAGGCGCGAGAGATCAGAGGCTGCAGCAGCTCCGATTGCAAACGGCCCAGAACCGGCCCGAGCAACCGCATCTTCTCTTCGTTCCGTTGCAACACCTCGGTCGCCGTCATCGCCGAACCCTGCGCCAACAGCAACTGATCCACATAAAACGCCTGGCGAATAGCCATCCGGCGCTGCTCTTCCATGTTCAAACCCAGCGGATTGTTCGCGCCAATCTGCAAAGGCTCAATCCGATCGCGGGTGCCAGAACGGTAGAAGTTCAACGATCCAGGCGTCGTGCGGATCGGCAGCATGAACCCATCATCCGGCGCCATCAGCGGCGGATCTACCTGCTTCTGAGCCGCACGGATTGTCGTCTCCGACATCTTGTTCAGCATCTTCACGTCCGGCAGCGCCGTCATGGCGGGCGATCGGCCATACGTCGAAACCGAATCCTTCACAAACCGAGGCACCATGAACGGGAATTCGTCAAACCCGCTCTCAGACAACAGCGCCTTGGTCGCCTTATGATAATAAACCGACGCAATCGGCTTGTTCTTCGCAACCTTGCCCTTGGTCTCACCGCGCGGGTAAACCACATGGACAATCTCATGCTCCTTGTACGGCTCGTTCTTGGCATCATTCAGCACGCCAGTGGGCAACTTGTCCCCAAACTGCTGCATCATCGCCCGAGCCGTCATCTTGAACTTGCGATACACCGTATCAACAAGACCCTGCGAATCCTCAGAAATGCAAATCTCGGCAATGTGCCGAGTGCCAAACCGCAGATTGTCGCCGTCAATGTCCAGGTAAATGGCACCGGTGCCAAACACCACCAGGTCATAGTACAGCTCATGCACTTCCTGCTGGAAGTTCGAACGATGAAACGCCTGGTACATCTGGTCGATGCACACCTCCAACCACTCATTCGCAGCGTCATTGCGCTGCAAACCAGGGTTACGATACCGCAAGGAAAACCACGGCGTACTCGGGCTGGTCATCATCCCATGCAACGACGCAGACAACAGCTCAACCGCGTGAATAGCCGTGCCGTCAAAAATCAACTCAGTGCGCTTGTCACCCTGAGTACGCTTCTTGGTGATGTCAGCCTTGCGCGGCAACATGTAATCCGCCAGCTCTTGCCAGTGCTTCTCCCAGTTCGACCGGGAATTCGACAAGTCCTGATAACGACGATCAAGCTTCGCAACCAGCGGATCAACCTGCATCACATGCTCCCATAGCTCGACATCAAAGACCGACGCGCCCGGTCCTCTTTCGTCTTCTTCTTAACCGCACCGCCCTCCATCCGACCAGCCATCTTCTGGTTCAAACGCTCCAGCGGATCTACGTCAACAGAAGCCGACATGCCCTTCGCAACCTGGTTCGACTTGCGCCCCATCATGCCAGCAATCATCTTGCCATCCATCATTGGATCAAGCCCCCGCCCATCAGCGAACGACGACGACGCAACTGGCCCGTTGGCTCTTCTTCAGCCAACAAACCCTGCGCACTCGTCAAAATCGTAGACGCACGGCCACCCTGCGTACTCTCAACCGCAGCAGCCTCGGCCTCACTGGTCGTCGGAGCAGCCAAATCAACCGGCGCAGGGGCAGCAGGCGGTACAGGCGTAGGCGCGGGCGGCGGCGCAGCAGGCTTAGGCGCAGGTTTAGGAGCAGGCCTCTCAGCAGCTTGGCGACGATCCTCACGATCCTCACGGCGGTTACGACGCTCCATCGATTCCGCTAGCTGACGCTCGCCAGCACTCAGCATCGACGATCGCTGCGCAGCCTGAATGTCCCGGCCAATCGATCGGGTCGTGCCGCCAGCACCACTGGCATTGCCACCACCCAAACCCAAAGCACGACCAATATCGCGCACTATGTCCCGTATTGCCATCCCGTCACCTCATGCCGCAAACGGATCGTAGTCCATCTCCGCCTGCCGTTGTGGAGCCTTCAACATAGGCCCAGCCTCTCTATACCCAACCGCAAAGTACCGAAACGCATCAGACGCATGACTCGTCCAATCATGCACAGGATTCGCCCGAAAACTCCGCGTCCGCTCATTGTACGCACGATGATACGACCGCAATGCCTCCAAACCAACATTACACCGATCCCGGTCAAACCACAAACGCGGGATCAACATCTGAGCCGCATGAATGCCATCCTCAATCGGTAACCTAGGCACAACCCGAAAGTTCAAACCCAAGTCCCAGGCAACCTCACGCCTACTCTTCCCGCTTCCCAACTCCCGAACCTCTATATCATGCGGCGCATTATGTGTCCCGTACAAATATCCCCGCTTGTTCAACACCTCACAATAATGCGGCAAACCCTCGTTCCGAGCCTCATAGAAATCAATCACATGTACCGCACGACCAACCGTCTGCGTAAACCAAACCGCCGTGCTATCCCCAACCCCCAAATCCCACCAAGTATCAACCTTGTGCGCAGGATCATACGGAACCTTGCAAATCCGACCACCAGCCTGCGCAGCCTCCAACTCCTTCCCGTAAATCGCACCAGGAATGTTCGCATTCCAACTGCACTCAAATTCCTGCTGGTATTGGTCATCCGTCATCGTCTGCTTGGCAGCCGTCAATTCCTCTTCGTCTAGAATGCCTGTCTCGCTGGCCTTGTTCACAACACACAGCCAATCATCATTGCTGCTGGCCTGCTCATACAAATCGTAAAAAGCATTGTGACCCTTCGGCGTGCCGACAAACACAGCCCAACCCTTCCGATCCGACAGCGCCGGTCGAATAACCTCGGGGAACACATTCTCAGGCATCTGCGCAACCTCGTCCATCACGCAGCCGTCCAAGTAAATACCCCGCAAGCTGTCCGGGTTCTCGGCACCGAGCAAGCTAATCCGACCGCCAGTGGGCAGGTCACACCGCAATTCCGTCTCGTGAAACTTCACTCCAGGGATCGCACCCGCAAACTGCTTCAAATAATCCCATGCCACGTTTTTCGCCTGCCTGTAGGTCGGCGCCATGTACGCATAACGCGGATTCGACTTCCGCGACATGATCGCATCACGCAAAATGTGATTGATCGCCCAAACCGTCTTGCCAAATCGGCGGTGACACACAACCACACCCCACCGCTTGGCATCCATCGCCGCGTGCAAGTCACGCTGCAATGGCCGCGGGGCGTATGGGATCACGATGTTCTGGCTCTTGGAAGACATGGCAGCCTCAGTGTGTGGATGTTTCGTAGACCCGTTATATCGCCATATAGGTCGGCGGGTTGTTTGGCGGGGGGTGGGGGGTCGGGGCCGTGGATTCTGGCGGTCCAGACCGGGTAGGCCATTGATATTGCTGCGGAAAATCACGGGGGGTATGCCTTGCAGCCAGCACGTCCCCGACAGCCAGGCCATTCATAACGCCAAGTCGCCGGGGTGCTGCATCGGATAACATGCCCATCGCTAACCCATTGATAACGCTGCATTCCATTATCCGATAAGACGTATTATGTAATATGCCAGAGCTGCCGATCCACACGCGCGTAGAACGGCAGACAGCCTGACTGATATATAGGTCAATCGCTGGTCTTTGCATCGATCGCCGTGTCGCCGCCTGCCCAGCTGATCGTAATCGATTGGGCTTGAGGCGCGTCCTCACGCTTGTCTCGGATGCCATGCGGCTGAGACCGTGCCAGCGTCCAGCGCAGCGTTTCGATCTCCAGCTTGCGCCGTTGGATCTCGGCGCCAAGCCACCTGCTATCGCATGGCGTGCCATCTGCGTGGTGTGTTGGCAGTGGTTCTGTCGCCAGGGTGTTGATGCGATCTGAGTGCCACTCTGCTTGTCGCACGCGTCCTTCGCGGTAGAGGC